CAGCTGATCCAGAACATGGACGACCAGGTCGACATCCGCCGCCTGGCCACCGTTCAGCAGCTCACCCAGGCCGAGTCGCTGGGCGTACCCACCCTGGACACCGACCTCGCCGACGCCGAGTGGACCTCCGAGATCGGCACCGGATCCCAGGACGACGCCCTGCGGTTCGGCAAGCGCGAGCTCCGCCCGAACCCGCTGGCCAAGCGCGTCAAGGTCTCCCGCACCCTGCTGCGGCGCGCCGCGCTCAACCCGGAGACCATCGTCCGCGAGCGCATGGCCTACAAGTTCGGCGTCACCGCCGAGAAGGCGTACATGACGGGCGACGGCAACAAGAAGCCGCTCGGCCTGTTCACCGCCTCCGCCGACGGCATCCCCACCACGCGGGACGTGCAGACCGGCAGCGCGACCGGCTTCACGGGCGATGGCCTGATCGAGGCCAAGTACACGCTCAAGGGCCAGTACTGGGCGCGCGCGCAGTGGCTGTTCCACCGCGACGCCATCAAGCTCATCCGCAAGCTGCGCGACGACACCGGCGGCGCGGGCGTCGGCAACTACATCTGGCAGCCCGGCCTGGCCAACGACCGCCCGGACACCATCCTCGACCTGCCGTACCTCGTCAGCGAGTTCGCCCCGAACACGTTCACCACCGGCCTGTACGCCGGCATGCTCGCCGACTTCTCCTTCTACTGGATCGCCGACGCGCTCTCCATGGAGGTGCAGCGCCTGGTCGAGCTGTACGCCGAAAGCAACCAGGTCGGCTTCATCGGCCGCCTGGAGACCGACGGCATGCCCGTCAAGCCCGAGGCGTTCATCCGCCTCAAGACCAACTGATCCCGGGCCGCGGCCCCATCCGAGAACGGAGAAACGATGCGTACCGACCTCGTCAGCCACATCGACCCGGCCGTCACCCTGGCGCCGGCCGCAAAGACCGCGTCCGCCAACGGCACCGGCGTGGACCTCGCGAACTACGACGCCGCGGTCGTCGAGATCCACGTCGGCGCCTGGACCGACGGCAGCCACACCTTCGAGGTGCAGGAGTCCGACGTCTCCGGCTCCGGGTACACCGCGGTCGCCGACGCCTACCTCGACGGCACCGAGCCGGCCGTCACCAGCGCCCCGACCGCCTCCCAGATCTACAAGATCGGGTACAAGGGCATCAAGCGGTACCTGCGGGTCATCACGACCGTGACCGGCACGACCACCGGCGCCGTGTACGGCGTGACCGTCCTGCGCGGCAAGGCCCGCGTCAAGCCGTAAGGAGCCCGCGGTGCAGATCACCATGCTGACCCTGGCGGCCGGCCCTGAGCGCACGCTTGAGGTCGGCCGCACCTACGACGTCCCCGCCCAGGTGCCGCGCGACGTCGCCGAGGACCTGCTCGCCGGCGGCTACGCGGTGCCCGTCGGCGGCCGGGCCAAGCCCGTGGCCAAGACGCCGACGAAGGACCTGGCCGGCGACGGCGGGGCGGGCCCGCTGGACAAGCTGACCGTCGAGCAGCTGCTCGCGTACGCCGCCGAGAACGACATCGACCTCGGTGGTGCGACGAAGAAGGCCGACCTGCTCGCGGCGATCCAGGCCGCGGAGACCGGCGGCGGCTGATGACGGCGTACGCCACGTCGGCGGAACTGCGGCTCTACCTGCGGCACACCGAGCCGTTCACGCCGGAGGAGGAGGACCAGGCCGAGCTGCTGCTCGACCTGGCCACCGGCGCCGTCGAGGAAGAGTGCGGCCAGAGCCTGTGGTCGTCCACCGACACCGTGCTCCTCGACGGCACCGGCACCCGCAAGCTCGTCCTGCCGCGGTGGCCGGTGACCGCGGTGACCGCGGTGACGCTGACCGACGACGGCACCGTCCTCGCCGAGGGCACCGACCGGGACTACACGTGGTCCGCGTCCGGGATCCTCTACCGCCGGGGCAGCTGCTGGCCGTGCGAGCCGCAGGCCGTCGAGGCCACCGTCACCGCCGGACTTCCCGCCGCGCCGGACGGGGTGCGGCGCATCGTCCTGCGGCTCGCCGCACAGGCCTGGAACAACCCGGCCGGCACCATCGCGAGCGAAACGCTCGGGGACCACGCCGTCACCTACGCCACCCCGGCCGAGGCCGGGATGGAACTCACCGACGCCGACCGGCGCACGCTCGGCGCCTACCGGGCCCGCACGTGATCGGCGTCGGCCGCCGGCTGAACCGCACGCTGGAGGTCCGCCGGCCGACCACCGTGCCGGACGGGACCGGCGGCCGGGCCACCGTCTTCGTGCGGGTCGGCGAGGTCCGGGCGAAGGTCGACCGGCCCGGTGCCTCGGACCGCGGCATGGCCGGCCGGACCGAATCCCTGCACACCCACACCGTCTACCTCCTGCCCGACGCCGACGTCGCCCGCGGCGACGAACTGCACGGCGGCGGCCAGGTCCTGCACGTCCACCACGTCCACGAGCCGTCCAGCCCGAACTACCGGCGCGCGGACTGTGAGCTCACCCAGACCGAAGGGAGCCCCTGATGGCTCAGCTCGCAACCACCTCGCTGCCGGTCGCCGGCGGCGGGTCCATCACCGACGCCCTGGTGGCCGCGGCGGCCGGCGGCGACAGTGCCGCGGTCGGCGAGGGCCGCTTCCTGGTCGTCAAGAACGGCGACGCCGGCTCCCACACGGTGACCCTCTCCACGCCGGGCACCGTCAAGGGCGTCGCCATCGCCGAGGTCGCCGTGGTCGTGGCCGCCGGGAAGACGTCGGCGATCCCGCTGTCCGCCGTGCTGTTCAAGGACGCCACCGGCCGGGCCGCCATCACCTACGACGCGGTCACCTCCGTCACGGTGGGCGTGTTCGAGCTGGGACGCTGATGGCGCGCGGGCGCAGGCCGCGCGGCGGCGGCGCCCGCACCGGCCTGACCGTCGAGATCGAGGGCCTGGACCGGCTCGCGGAGCGCCTGGACGAACTTCCCGACCAGATCCGGGAGGCGCTGCTGCGGGCGGTGCGCGAGTCCGCGGAGGACGTGCAGCGCGAGACCCTGCTCAACGTCCCCCGGCGGACCGGCCTCCTCCAGCGCAGGCTCACCATCCGGTACAAGAACAAGGGCCTGCGGGCCGAGGTCGGCTGGTTCGCCGCGGACGCCTACTACGCCTGGTTCCACGAGTTCGGCACCAAGAGCATCCCGGCCCGCCCGGCGCTGGGCCCGGCGATCGAGGCGGAGCGGCACCGCATCCGGGACCGGATCGCCGCCGAGATCCGCCAGGAGCTGGGCCTGTGAACGCCACCGACGCCATGCTGCCCGTGCAGGCCGCCGTCTACCGGGCGCTCGTCGCGGACGAGGACCTCATGGCCCTGGTCGCCGGGGTGTTCGACGGCGTGCCGGAGGGCACCGACTACGACTACGTCGACCTCGGCGAGGTCATCGACAGCCCCCGCAACTCCCACGACCGGCACGGGCGCGAGAGCGTCCTGACCCTGCACATCTGGACCCGGTACCGCGGGTTCGCCGCGGCCCACCGGATCGGCGCCCGGGTCATGGCCGGCCTCGACCACCAGCCCCTCGACATCGAGGGCCTGGTGCACGTCTCGACCCGCTACGAGCAGGGCCTGACGATGACCGACCCGGCCCCCCCGGGCGACATCCGGCACCTGGTGCAGCGCTACCGCATCACCACCGAGCAGCCCGGCCCCTGACCGGCCGGCCCCGACACACCTCCAGGAGGAGCCCATGGCCGGTATCGACGGCTTCGGCACGCAGCTGCAGCGCGGCGACGGCGGCAGCCCCCAGAGCTACACCTCGATCGCGAACTGCACCGGGATCACGCCGCCCGGCATGAGCCGGGAGACGATCGACGTCACCACCCACGGGTCGCCGGACGGATGGATGGAGTTCCTCGGCGGTCTCAAGGACGGCGGCGAGGTGAGCGCGGACGTCAACTACGACCCGAGCGAGCACGACATCCTCGTCGACGATTTCGCCGACGCCCTGCCTCGCTCCTACCGGATCGTCTTCCCCGACCCGGACGCCACCAGCTGGACCTTCCAGGCAATCCTCACCGGCTTCGAGCCGGACGCCCCCTACGACGACAAGCTGACGGCGACCCTGACCTGGAAGATCAGCGGCAAGCCGGTCCTGTCCTGACCAGCCGCCCGGCCGACCTCGAGCAATCCACCGCACACAAACCGAAGAGGGGTGCCCTGTGGCGCTGCTGAACAAGGACCAGATCAAGGCCGCATCGGACACCCGGTGGGAGGACGTCCCGACCCCGGAGTGGGGCGAGGACGCAGAGGTGCGGGTGCGGGCCCTGACCGGGTCCGAGCGTGACGCCTGGGAGGCGTCCGGGAT